CGCGTGGTCTTGTTGGGCAAGAGGAAGTAGTCACCGCGGCTGATCCGTTCGACCTCGTAGTCCGTACCTGAACGACGAAGGACCATCTCCAAGATGTCCGCGTGGTCTGCGCCGACCGTATAGGTCGCCGTGCCCTGTGTGACGGTGATTGTGGCTTGGGCCACGGTCCACAGGTTCAGGCCACGGTTGGCCCATTCCGCGAACATCAGGTTCAGGGACCGCCGGGCCGTGCGTGCGTCGTAGCCCGTGCGGACCTCAAGCCCGCAGCGCTCATACGACTCTTCGATCAGCTCTCCAACGTCTAGGTTGAACGTCGCGGTTCCGGAGGTTGTCATGGCTTACTTCGAGCCTTTCTTAGTACCCTTCTTGGCACCGGAGGGTTTCATACCCATGGCCATGGCTTTGCGCGGGCTGATCATGTCGGCCGAGCAGCCTTTACCGCCCTTTTTACCGTAGTTCATCACTTCTTCCCCTTTGCTGTTTTGGCGGACTGCCGGAAGGCCTTCGCGGTAGGTGCGCCCTTGGTTCCCGGTTTCCGCATCTTCTCGTCAGAACCTGCGGCGATGCGCTTCCGCTTGGCGTTGATGTTAGCATACAAGCCGGGATTTGCCATCGTCTTCCCTCCGGGGTTCTCTATCTGTTTGGACACACTCGAGCGGTTCATGTCAACAATTCCATGCGCGAAGTGACAGGGCCTTGCGGGTGGGTTTGCCCTTCTCGTCCTTCATTGGACCGGGCATACCGCCCATACGGGCGCAGAAGCTCTTGCGCCGCGCGGCGTCTTTCTTAGTCTTCGGGTTCGGAGCCGGGGGCTTCAGGTTCATGCCTTCGGCCTTAGCCGAAGCTCGGCCCTTGGCGTTTAAGCCCCCTTTCGGGTCCTTACCTTCTGCCCTCTGCCACGCCGGAGATTTAGGTTTAGCCAACTTTGGCCTCCATTGCGGCTACAGCGCGGCAAAATTTGACCACGTCGGTGTGAGAGAACTCCGCCTTGCACACATTGTACATGTACACGACAAGCTGCACATTTTCCTTGGAGTACACCCCGGCGCTATCAATGCGATCTAAGGACGGGACCCAAGGGTTCTTCGCGTGACTAGCGTCTGACGCCTGAGAGGTCAAATCGAACGGAACGCCCGTGACCTCGCAGTGGCCGAAGAGGATTTTCTCTTCAATCCAGACGGAGCCAAAGTCCGGTGCAGGCCAACCCATATTCTTCGCTCTTTTCTGCGCGTTTCCATATAGGCGTTGCGCCCGAAGTTTTACGGGGTTTTCCGCGTTCCAGCGCACCTTCGCGCAGAAATTGCACTCACCCGCCCGTCCGCCTCCAAAAGAAGTATCACACATGCCCCTCCCACAGGATGAGCAGGTGCCGTCCCATTCTGGTATCTTGTAAGAGCGGGCGGGCGTCTTGGCCATTGCGCCATCACCCGTAGTAGACGTTGATGGATGCTAGTTCATCCGCGTAGACGTACACGCCAATCCGAGCGAGGAAACCCTCGCCGGGAAGGTTGAATCCATTGAAGAAGATGTCGCTGGCGGAGGTGTGGTAGGTGGCAAGCCAACGGGCGTTATAGCCGTTCTGCTTGTTGGACACATAACGGCAGACGGTGCTGGTGGCGATAGTCCCGCTGTTGATGTCGGTTAGCGTGAAGGTGTCATTGTCTGTCACGGTGATGACGTAGCTCCCGGGAGTCGCGATGACCCCGGAAGCTTCTTCAAAGGAGATGCCCACAACGTCGCCTGTTCTCAGGCCGTGCCCAACGCTGGTCACTGTCACTACGGCCGCGGCCCGGCCATAAGTGGCAGCGGTGGGCGCGACAGTGGTGTCCCAGAACTCAAGAATCCCTGCATTGGCGCTTCCGACCACGTCGAAAGCTTTAATGCGGGTTCTGGCCTTACGGATAAAGCCGCTGCTGTGGAGGTGTCCGGAAAGGATATCTGACGCGCCCATTCTGCTATACTCCTATTAGGCGTCGTAGCCGAAGATTTCGATCAGCAGGCGACCTGCGGTGTAGGCCGCGTTTGAGGTGCCCTGACCAACGAGGTAGAGGTACTGGTCGGCAGCGATGTTGGTGCCGAAGACCGCCGACCCCAAAGCCAAAGTGCCGGAGTTGATGATCTGGGTTTCGGTCAGGGTCGAGATCGCGACATCCTCTACGCCCGTACCTTCGGTGGCCGAGTACAGGTCAATGTCGGTGTCGCCGCCAGCCGGAAGCTCATAGCAAGTCATACGAACGCCGAACACGGTGCCATTGTTGGCAGTCGTGATCCGAGCAATGTAAGCCACTCCCGCACCGTTAGTACCAATGATGTCGCCAGCCGTGCCGCCAGACTGCAGGCCCGTCAGGTCGAGCATGATCGAGGTGGTCACGATGCCGTTGTTGCGGGCAACGGAGGTCTCGTAGACGGTGCCCGTACCACCGGTGATGCCGACACCTGCAGGGTTTGCGATGCCGAAGCCGAACGAGCCGGTGACGGTTTCGGTGCCCGTGATGGGGTTGACGGAGATGGTCTGGAAACCGTTCTGCGAACGTACCGGACCCGAGAAGTTAGTATTAGCCACGGAGTTTCTCCTTCATGGGGGTGTAGCGAAGCGCTATCTTCCTGACCGAACTTGTGTCCAGCCCAACCGCACGGCCGCGCGCCGCATAAGTCATGTGCGGATTGTCCACTATAAACAGGATTTTTGCAACCCTAGCCGGGTCCGAAAGATGGCGCTTTAACTGGCCATCTCTAAGAGACTGCCTGTAGTCAGGGGTGACATGTGAAGTCTCACCCTTTTTTGTTGCACTGATCCGAGCCTTTGTTCTTTCGGTGTGTTTCCTACCCCGCATCGGTACACAGGCCGTTTTTGACATGTTGTAGTACACCGGAGTTTCGTCAAAAACAGCATCTCCAGTAAGATACGCCTCTTCAAGGGCGTCGAGCTCAGACGGGTCCTCACACACAACCTCAAAATGAATTGAAAAAGCATCACTTCCGTATTTTAAATACGCGTTTTGAAGATGCTCGTTTGGGTGCGTCCCCCGCTGGAGCAGATTAAAGTGGTCTGCCGCGCGCTTACGCATACGCACAGACTGCCCGACGTAACCTTTTCCGGTAACGTTGTTTCGAATGACGTAAATTCCGGTCACCTCGTTCGCGTATGGCATACACAACACTCCTTTTGGCCCATAGTGACAGATAGACGGGAGGAAAGCAAAGATAAAGTAAAAAACCCCCGCCGAAGCGGGGGTCTCAGGACGTAAGTCCTTGTTTTTACTGGCTTATGCGCCGATGGTTCCGTACACGCAACGAGGGTCGCTATAGCCGAAGCTGTAACGTTCTCTTGATTTATACCTCATGTTGCCCGTGTCGAAGTCAGCTTCCATACCAGTGGACAGCGGGGTCCGCTGGAAGTGGATGAAGCCGCGCGGTGCGTCCGTCTTGATGAAGAACGCGTCCGGATCGGTCAAGAAGTCGTTGACCGCGTAACCTTCCGGCAGCATGCCCATCGAACGGATGGCGTTTACGTCGTTGTCGGCGGTGCCGACGCGGAGGTTCGACACCATCAGGCGCTCGGCCACGAACTGCAGCTGGCGAGGAATCACCAGCTTCGTGCCACGCAGAGCGACCTTGAGGCCACGTTCGTCAACGAAGCCCGCGATGGAGATCAGAGCGTCCTCGAGCGAGGTTTCGTTCAGGTCAGCATCGGTGGTCGGGCGGTTGGCGAACGACGAGCCGTTCACCAGCGGGTGGTCGGTGGCGCAGAGCGCCTTGCCGTCGCCGCCAGCCGAAGCACCCGCCGTGAAGGCGTTGTTCAGAATGGCAGCGGCTTTCACCTGCTTGGTGTGAGCCATCGAGCGGGCGAGGGCACGGGTGTAACGGCTGCCGAGGCGGTCGTACAGGTTGTCCTCGATTGCTTCCTCGGTGATCGAGAAGGCAAGCGCGATGGTCTCGTGGTTGTACCGAGCGGTGTAGGCTTCCTGAGCATCGTCATACGAGATGCCCGAACCTTCCGATTTGGTCGGTGCTGCGCCGAACCCGGACAGCATAACCTCTTCCTCGAATGCACGATCCGAGGACTCGGTGGTGAAGATTTCAGCATGCTGGTTTTCATACCGAGCATACTCCATGCCGAAGAGAGCATTGAGACCGGGCTCAAGCTCTTTCGCAAGTTGTGCGCGCGAAATTGCCATGGGTCAGTCTCCTTATGCCACCGTGCCTTCAGAATTAGCCTGAAGGAGTGCATGGTTGTTAAACATCACGATCATCTGGATGCCCGCTGCGTCGAAATCCTGATTCGTCGGGTCATCGTAGATGCCCAGAATCTTGATCGGCAGCGACTCATTCGATGCGTCGAGAGTCGCGACATCGAGCGAAGCCGAGGACGAACCCGTAGTCGTCGAACCCGACGTCCCGGTGTTGAACTGGCTGTTCTCGAAGATGGCCGCCTTAGCGGTTGCACGGTTGGTGAACGACGCGTCGGTCGCAATCGTGAAACGCTGGGTCGGGTTGTCGTACACGTATCCGACGATGTCGAAGTTCGTGTTCGCACCCGAGCCGGGCCAGTAGTTGGAAAAAGTCTTTTTCCCGGTTACAGAAGAAACATACTCACAGCCATAAAACACGCCGATGTGTTTATAGGTGTCGCCGGAGGCCGAGCCAGTGATAGCAATAGTGCCGTCATTGGTCACGATGACCGGAGACCCCTGATAAATCGCGGACGCGCTCGAGGCAATGAAGTACGAGTTGGTACCTTGGCTGTTGGGTGCACCACCAGCAAGGTTGATCGGGCGAAGCCCGAACGCACCAGACGTATTCGCCATAGTCGTTGCTCCTTATCAGTCGGACGATTTTCGTCCGCCAAAAGATACCTTACTCTGCCGTTGTTGATTGATCGGCATAGAAGGATGTTGCTCTTTCATCAGGTCCTGATCAACAGCCGTCATTTGTTCGCGGGTCCGGTTCCCGTAGTATTCGGTTCTTTCAATGGCTGTCTCGACAGGTACACGAGTCAGCATCAGACCGCCGTTACCAATGACTCCGGCGTGTTTGCCGTCATCGATGGTAGGAGCTTGGTAATCCGGATGCTCTTCCGCGCGGACGGGCTCATAGCCCTGACGCATACGGTTGAACACGTTACCCTTGTCTTCCTCGCCGCGGATAGATGTTCGCACCCAGCGGTGCTTATATCCTTCCGGAGGCGCGGGAGCATCAAGGACACTCGGAGGAGCCCAAGGCTTGCGGCGAGATTCTGTCTCGCGGGTAGTAGTAGCGCGGGTATTACGATCCATCTTGTCAGTCCTTCACATACTTGGCGTATTCTTCCAACGGAACATTCAGCCGTTTTGCGATGGCGACCTGAGAGGGTGTCAACCGCACTGTTCGGCGCTCCTGTGTCGTGCTGCGGGATGCGGAGTTGCCAGCAGGGGCGACCTGACTTCCTCCACCCGGTTTTTTGGCCGCGAACTTGTGCGGAAATTCCGAACGAAGCCTGCGGTCGATCTCAGTATAGTACTCATTTGAGGCCGGGTCAAAGCCTTCGTCCTCAACGAGCGTCTGGTGGATGGCCAACGCTGCGGTGGTCATCACGCGGTCTTCGCCAAACCACTTGTTTTTCTCGGCCCAACCCTGTGCTTTGGGGTCAGGGCGGAGCTGGGCAGGTTGCGGTGCAACCGGGGCTGCCTGCTCAGTCTGCTGCATTCGGGAAGGGGCAGCCTCTGATCGCTGCTTCGCAGTCGCGTAGCGCTGCTTCTCCATAACGATCTTGGCAAGGTCTTCCTGTGCCGCGAGCATTGCATCCGAGTCGCCAGACTCGTAAGCCGCGCGATAGGCCTGCTTGACCAGATGCTCTTGGTTCTCGAGCCGCGCGCCGTACTCCGTCAGATAACCAGAGTCGAGCGCCTGAACGCGGTTCTTGAGCTGGTTGTTCTCTTCCAGAAGCTTCTGGGCAACCCGGGTGGCCTCCTCGCGGTCCCGCTGTTCTTTGCGGTACTTCTCGGTGATCCGGCTGATCCGAGCTTGGACCTTGGTGCTGTAAGACGAAAGCTCGTCTTCATCATCGCCAGACGCCGACTGCTCGGTGGTTTGGCTTTCGCCAGAGCCCTCGGTCTCAACGATGATCTCGCTGCCCAAGTCCTCGTCGTTGTTGTTCTCTACGCTCATGTTATTCCTCACACGTGTTGTACGTCGTCGGGCTCAAGGATCGTGGCGATAACTTCGTCATCGTTGATGATGCGAACCTCGCCTCCGTCGATCTTAAACCTCGAACCAGCATAGCGGCCAATGCAGACCCACTGGCCCTCTTGGCACCACGGCTCTGCGTTGTCCCCGAACTTGTTCGGGTCTTTGTAGGCCAGCGGCCCAAGGCGCATGACGTAGGCCACGACGGTTGCCAGAGCCTCACGATCACGAATCTGATCGGGGATGATCAAGCCGCCCTCCGTTTTTGCCTTGCCTTGATACGGCATGACAAGGACGCGCCAGCCCGTAGGCTGTGGCAGGCGGTCTACCAAGGGCTTGTCGATGAGCTCGGGGTCGAGGACACGTTCCTCGGGTTTGACGTAGGCGGACTGAGCAGAGATTGGCTCGCTGGCCGCCTTGGTCTTGTTGATCTTTGCCACTACGTGGTCAGGAAGATATAGCTTCGAAGGCATCTTCGCTCGTTCTCTCCAGCAGGGCTCTGAGTTCTTCTCTGGCAAAAGCGAGGCCCCGTATCTCGCCAACCATACTTTGGTACTGTTCCCAGTCCTTTGGGGAGCCGTTAGCGACCATCTCGACGATGTCGTTTTCACGTTCCCTCAAAGACTTATACAGCGCTTTCGACAAGCTAACAACATCCATGCAAGAACCTCCGCATAAGTTTCTTGTTCATCGCATGAAAGTGACGACCTGTCACCTTAGAAAACGCCGAGGAACCTCTGTGGTCGAGCCGCGGCGCTGAAGCGGCTGTTGACCATTCCACCTTGTGCGTACTTGCTTTTATCCGCCTTAGACAGGGCAATAGCGACCGCCTGCTTCTGCGGGCGGCCCTCCTTGACCAGCATGCTGATGTTCGAAGACACGGTCTTCTGCGATTTTCCGGACTTGAGCGGCATCAGAAAGCCCTCTGTTTTGCCATGGACGACTGTCGTTGGACCTCGATGCGCTCGCGGTTTACCTCGTTGCGCTCGTCGGCGATCTGCTCTTGCAGCTCCAAACGGGCGGAGTCGGTGGTCGCGCGCTGCTTTTGGTTGGCGGCGTCCAGCAAAAGCTGTGCCTTCTCCATCTCGGTCTTACGATCTTCGGCCTTGTTCTTCAGCTCGAGTTCCCGCATGCGGATCATCACCAGCGGGTCGGCCATCGGATCGGGGCCCTGCGGAGAAATCTGCGGGAGCAGTTCTTCCATGAGCTCTTTCTGCCGGACGGCCACAAGCTGCTCAATCTGAGCCGGGTCCTGCATGCCTTGCTGCACCTGCATCATCGTTTGCTGGAACATCTGCGGGCTGATCTTGCCCGAGGCCACCTGTGCCTGCGCGAGCTCCACAAGCTGGTTCATCTGCTGTTGAACGTCGTTGCGGGCCTTCAAAGCAATATGCTCAAGAACGTGAGCGTAGAAGACACCCATCACCGTGGGGGACGTGGAGACCAGAGGGGTCTTCATGAAGGCCACGTGGATCGCGATGTGGATGTCGTGCATCTGATCCGGGAAAGCCTGAGCCAACTCACCCATCAAGACACGCGCATTCTCGGTCACCGGGTCCGTGGGCTGCGGCTTAGGCGGCTGCGGCAGGACTTCGTCGATGTTCTGGACCTCGAGCGCCTGATACATGCGCCGGAAGGCGGCATGCAGGTTATGCAACTGCGGGGCCGACTGAGCGAGCTGCAGTTGGGTTTGGGCCAGAGTAACCCGCTGGGCCATCGAGAAGATGTTCGGATCGCTGACCGGAACCACGTCGACGCGGTCGTCGAAGTCCGCAGCAAACACCGTCCGAGATGCCCCCGCAACATCGTAGGGGTATTCCTGCGGCAGGTTGTCGGCGAAGATGCGGGCAAGGATGCGGAACTCGGTCTTCTGGGCGTAGTGCAGGCGCTTGTGGATCGCCGACATGACCTTGGTGCCGCGCTCGATCAGAGCGACAGTGGTCCCGACCGGGGCCTCTTGGTTCATGTTGCTGGTCTGCTCGTCTGCCAGCGACGCGAACCGACGGCCAGCTTCGATCAGGCTGCCAAGAAGCTGGGCCAAGGTGGCGCTCGGCTCTTTGTACGGCAGCGGCATAATCGAGTTGCGAACGTCCCCGCCGGGGGCGTCGATGTCACGGAACTCGCCCGGCTGGATCGGCTCGTCGCTGTTGCGAACCCGGATACCCTTGGCCTTAAAGCCGCCCGGCAGGTTTGCCAAAGTTCCAGCGTCGATAAGCTGGCGCAGGATTGATGTCGTCGCACGGCCGAGGCCGCCGATCATGTGGATCAGGCCGAAGCCGTAGAAACCCAGACCCGGCAGGAACTTGTAGTGAACGAAGTACTGATGCTTCTTGGCAAGCTCGGTATTCTCTTCAAAGTTCCGGCGGATCGACAGAATCTTGGACGAGCCCTTGTCGATGGTCACGATGTAAGGCAGCTGGATTCCGGTGGGCTCGCCCTCCGGGTTGAGGTCCTCGAAGCCCTCGAGGTCAATGTTCACGTGCATCTCGAGCAGTGTGTACATCTCGTCAAGGTAGCTCTTCGCGGTGCCCTGCAGCTGGTCCACCTTCTCGCGAACCTGATCGGTAGGCTCATCCGTCGCAACCAGTTCGATATCGCGATACATGCCAGAGACCTGCATCTTGCGAAGGTCGTTCGGGTCCATGCGCAGGACGTGGGTCACGCGCGGGGCGGTGTAGAGATCGCTGGCGAAGTACGGGATAACGAGGTCCTGCGCCGGGATGAACTTGGCCACCGCGCGCTGCAAGCCGACGTCCCAGTAAACCTTCTTAAAACAGGAGCCTGAGAGGGGCAGATAGAACAGAAGTTGGTCCATGTCCGGGTCATATTCTTCCATGACCTCGGTGATCTCGTAGTTCATGAAATCCCGAACGCGGGCCGCTTGGGCCTCGCGCTCAGGGTCTTGCATGCCCATAACGCCTGTCTTGACCGGGCCGCCTGCGGGCAGGAGTTCCTTGTAGGCCTGCGCCTGAAACTGGGTGACGGACTCGGCGATGAGCGGGTGTGTCACGCCCGACGCACCTTGGAACGGCTCGGTGCGCTCGATGGTCTTAATGCCCAGAAGGTCTAGGCCTTTGGTGTAGGCCTCTTCCCACTCTTCACGGGACAGAAGGTCGTCCTCGTAGGCGGCGACTAGATCGCTGGCAAGGCTGCCAAGATAGGAGTCCTCGAGATATTCTGAGAGGTTCGCGTCGTGCGGGATTTGGACCTCGGCCTCCATAGCCATGAGCGCATCCGAGACGGCCTGCACCATCGCGCCTCCGTCCTCGGTCTCGGTAACCACGGCCCCGCCAGAAAAGTCCTCGGCCGTTGGCATGGAGAACTCGACTTCCGGGATTTCTTCGTCAGCGCCGCCCTGCATGAAGCCGCGATCAGTCAACGAACCTGCCATACGAGGTGCGACAGCCATCAGTAGTACTCCCGTTTGCGTGGGATGAAGTCATCCCCGACATCTTCGCCATCCAATGACACAAAGCCACCCTGACGGAAACGCATTAAAGCCAGCGTCATGCTATCACAAAAGTCGTCGTGATCGCCATTGGGAAAAGAAGTCACCTCTTCGATGACGTCCTCGGCAAAGCTCTTGGCCTCAGGTGCCCAGACAACCCCAGCCTCGAAAAGCGGCGCGACCATGTGCATTCTACTAACCTTGTCCCGGCCGCCACCCCGTCCGCCCGGCGAGAAACCAAGGGCAGGGATGTTTTTCAGGCGCAACTCGTCGATGAGCGGCTGGCCTGTAGCCTTAGCTTCGACAAGAACCATGTCGGGTTGCCAGTACTCGTGCTCGTCAAACGCCACCTGCTTGAGCTCCGGGAAGCTCCATCGGCCCCTCTGGGCGTCAAGCAGGATGATGTGGTCAGGGCCATCTATCTCCGGCTTGAAGATTCCCCACGTCGTGATCGCCGAATAGTCGGCGCTCTCCTTCTTCGAGAAGGCCGTATCGTAGGCCTGAAGGATGTAGTCCAGACGCGGGATGTCTTCCTTCTCCCACATCCGCCACCAGTCCTTTCGGATGATGCCTGCGTCAGACGTCGTCGGTTGTTGTTGCCACTGGGCCGACCACTTGGCCGCTGGGAGCGAGGCCTTGATCGAAAGAAGCGCGTTCTTTTCCCAGAACTCTGGCCAGAGCGGATCGCCAGACGGCATGAGGGCCGGGAACTCCACGACCTCCCACTGGTCGGACATGATGTCGGAGCCTTGCGCCTGTAGCAGGCGGCCAGTCAGGTCCTTCTTCCCCCAGCGCGTCATGACGACGATGATCGCTCCGCCGGGTTGCAGACGCTGGCGAGGACCGGAGGTGTACCATTCGTAGGCGTGGTCAAACGCCGTCTCGGACAGGGCGTCCTGTTCCGAATGCGGGTCGTCGATGATGAACAAGTCGGCACCACGGCCCGTCACAGCCGCGCCCACACCAGCCGCGAAGTATTCGCCAAGCTGGTCGGTTTGCCACTTTCCCGCGCCCTTGTTGTCTTCCTTCAGATTCGTCTTTGGGAAAATCTCTTTGTACTTGGGGTCGTCAATCAGGTCTCGGACCTTGCGGCCGAAGCGGACGGCAAGCTCTGTGTTGTGCGTGGCCTGAATGATCTTGAGCTTCGGGTTCCGTCCAAGGAACCACGCAGGCATCAGGAAAGACGCAAACTCCGACTTTGAGTGACGAGGCGGCATGTTGATGATCAGTCGCTTGAGCTCCCCACGCGCGACGCGCTCGAGCTTTTCGGCGATGATCCGATGGTGTCGGCCCTCGATGAAGTTCTCGTAGACATGGTGGGCAAACGACATGAAGCTGTCCTGCGCTTTCTCGCGCAGGTCCAGCTTCCGTTTTGCTTCTGTCAGCAGAAGCAGCTCTTTGAGGGCTGCTTCTGGGAGGGTGTCGAGACTCATTGGACCTCGGCTTTACTGCGATCCCGGGACATACGGTGTGTAGCCTTCCAACGACCCAACGCCCACGGGCTGATAGAACGGCGCAACAACCGGCCTAACCGTTGGTAGCCCGCTTGTGGCCGGAACACAAGTGGTTGTTCCGTCAGCAAAGGTGACCAGCTCGTAGCCGGGAGGGCAGCCGGTCGGACCGGGCGGGGTTGTGGGGGTGGTTTCTCCGCCGCCACCGCCACCGCCACCGCCACCGCCGCCGCCGCCGCCGCCGCCCGTACCCGTGCCGATTCCAGTGCCGATTCCGCCGACCGTTGTTCCGTCTCCGGTACCCGTTCCAGTTCCAGTTCCAGTTCCAGTGCCAGTGCCAGTTCCAGTGCCAGTTCCAGTGCCAGTTCCAGTTCCAGTTCCAGTTCCAGTTCCAGTTCCAGTTCCAGTTCCAGTTCCAGGTCCAGTGCCAGTTCCAGTGCCAGTGCCAGTTCCAGTGCCAGTGCCAGTGCCAGTGCCAGTTCCAGTTCCAGTGCCAGTGCCAGTGCCAGTGCCAGTTCCAGTTCCAGTTCCAGTTCCAGTTCCAGTGCCAGTGCCAGTGCCAGTGCCAGTTCCAGTTCCAGTTCCAGTTCCAGTTCCAGTTCCAGTTCCAGTTCCAGTTCCAGTTCCAGTTCCAGTTCCAGTTCCAGTTCCAGTTCCAGTTCCAGTTCCAGTTCCAGTTCCAGTTCCGGTGTCTCCCCCGCCGGGCTGGCCAGTGTCGGGAATAAGCGTGTCAATTCCGCCAGTGTCTCCGCCGCCGGGCTGGCCAGTGTCGGGCTGGGCAGTGTCTCCCCCGCCTGGCTGACCAG